GGCAGCGCTACAACGTCACACTGGGACGTAGTAAAACAAGGCGCGCTCCGTGGCGCGTGGGCTATGCGAAATGCTACCGGGATCGTGTCTCGTGTTCCGCAGTTTGTGAACCACGATCATGGATCGTCGATTCATGATCCGCGATCCGCGATCCGCGATCCGTTGCCCGCGCATCGTGGCCCGCGCATCGTGGGCAATGGTTCGTTCTATTTCGTGCACGTTTCGCGCATTATGTCGCGTTGCTTCCGTGTTTAGGGGCCCCTACAAAGCGAGTCAAGTTTCATGCGTAAGTGATTGATTCTAAAGGCTTTTCCCCCACACAGCCCCTCCCCCCCTCCCCGCGTGCACAAGGCGCAAGTTTTTGACAAATAGTTATTAAAAATTTGCAACAACTTTACTTATGCATACAACCCTATATCATTGAATAATGGTTTTTTATATGTTCCACGTGGAACCTGAGCCGTGTGACGAGGGCCAAAAATGATGACTTTTAGAACAGTTTTAATGTGTCTCAGTTTAATTTTTCCTGTTGGATGTTCAGGAGACGTTACCTCTGTTACGCCGCATACGATTCACGACTTGGCGGACCAACTGGACAAGGAGCCTTTTAATACAGAGGTCAGGTTGCTTTTTGTTTTATCCGCGACGGAGGGCACCGTGGGCCGTGTGAACAATACCGATAATCACATTTTTTCGTTTAAGGAAAAGGATTTAAGCGCCGCGATTGCGTTTACAGATCGTCCGCAGCGGCATGCGTTTGACATGTCGTTAAGCATGTTTCAGGCGTTGTGGGAAAGTGGCAAGGACAGTTTTCGGCGGGACCCCCCGAACGCGGTGTTGGTGGCCGACGGATCACAGATCGCGATCACGATACTGAGGGATTTGAATGAAGCGGAAGGGATCCTGAGTTTTCGGTTAGATCGAAATGCCTACAAACAGGTGGATACTGATGGTAAGCTCACGAAGGTGTTAAGGAATCCGACGCTGGTGATTGATGCGTCCATTTTGACAGCGGCGGGTTTGGCGGGTTTATTGAGAGCCGGGGCGCAGGCGTGTGTTGAGGTGGAGTGTTACTGGGCTTTGGCGGGAGCGTAGTTATGATTGCATGGAAAGACGAATTGCCGGATGGTCTAATCCGCGATGGCAGTTCCGACACCATGTCTTTTACGCTTGACAGTAGTGGCGAGTGGGAAGAGAGCAAGAGTTACGCGACGGTAGGCAGCACGGTCAAGGTCAGTGGGACGATTATCTCGCCTGACGGCACATGGAACATCAAGGTAAGTTCGAGTCAGGGCTGGAAAAAGGAATATGACAGCGTGCCGACCGGGACTCCTGAGAGTTTTAGCATTAAAACAAATTTTGGCAGTACCAAGGTGACCATTAAGATATGGTCTGTGAACGGTTCTGCGGATGAAGGTCTGCAAGGCCAACTAAAGATAAATTACTAATGCCCAAAAAAGCCCCAAACCCCTATATTTACACGGCCACCTTGGTACGGATCATTGATGCGGACACGCTGGACTGCGATATTGACTTGGGATTTGGTGTCTGGGTACGCAAACAGCGGGTTAGATTCAGGGGAATTGACACACCGGAGTCCCGAACGCGGAATAAAGAGGAAAAAGTGTTGGGACTCGCGGCGAAAGAGCGGGTAAAGGAATTGGTCGAAGAGACGTTTTTGCTTGAAACTTACAAGGAAAAGGGTAAATTTGGGCGCATTTTGGGTGTACCACTGACCAAGGACCATAAAAGTGTGTGCGAAGTGCTGAAAAAAGAGGGCCACGCACGGGAATATTTCGGCGGTAAGAAGGAGCCGTGGGTCTAGCGGTGCTGGGTTTGGGCAAAATAGGCATTATTTTCATTGTAGTCAGCGCTTCGTTGGCGGCACTGGGTGTGGCGTACAAGTACTGGGAGCGATCTGTGGTCGAAAGTGCGGGAGCCAAGGCCAGTGTAGAGGCCTTTGAGGAGCGGGAGCGCTTCGAGTCGGAGCAGGCGGCGATAGCCATGCAGGAGCTGGAGGCGCTGAAGGCCAGAATGGGTGAAATTGAACAGGAATTTGATTCTTTTGAGCAATTACAACAAATGGACTGGGATTCTGAGTTGCAGGAAGATCCAGCAGATTTTGCTGCTCGTGCTACTGTGGCAACTCAGCGGGTGTTCGACACTCGACAGCGCCTACTTCAAGAGATTTTTACGCAGTGAAGTAGCCTGTCAGGAGCCGCCGGTATATCACCCCGGTATATTGGGATCTATTACGTGGTATCCGCTGAGTGGAATGCACGAACGGCGTTTTATGGCGTTGACGGGCGAGGATTACAAAACGCTGGCGAAAAACGGTGTGATCATGGAGAAAGCCCTGCGCCAGAGTCATGTTCGCACGGTGCATTACAAGGATTGCATCAAACGACACAATACGCCCGAAGTGCCGGTCGAAGAAGAATGATGTTCCACGTGGAACAATGAATATATTACCGGTTGAATCCTCAGAAATTGCAGAAAAACGTCTGAAACTGGAGCTTCGGCTGGAGAAGCTGAAGCAGCATGAGACTTGCCAGCAGGATTTCCTGACCTTCGTACGGGCCATGTGGCCGCAGTTCATCGTCGGGGAGCATCACCGTACAGTTGCCGATAAGCTGGAGCGCATTGCCAAGGGCGATTTAAAGCGCCTTATTATCAATATGCCACCCCGGCATACCAAGTCTGAATTTGCCAGTTACCTGTTTCCGGCGTGGATGATTGGTCGGGATCCGACCATGAAAATCATTCAGGCCACGCACACCACGGAACTGGCTATTGGTTTTGGACGCAAAGTTAAGAACCTGCTGGAGCGCGACGACTACACGGAAGTCTTTCCTGATACAAAATTGTCTTATGATTCAAAGGCTTCGGGCCGTTGGGACACCAATAAGGGGGGTATGTACTATGCCGTGGGCGTCGGGTCGAACCTCGCGGGCCGTGGTGGTGATTTAATTATTATCGACGATCCACACTCTGAGCAGACGGCCATGTCCAATACCGGGTTTGAAGATGCGTGGGACTGGTACACCGGTGGACCGCGCCAGCGTTTGCAACCCGGCGGAGCCATTGTACTGGTGCAGACGCGCTGGTCAGAAAAGGACATGACAGCGCAGCTTCTCCGCGCACAGGCCAAGGACCACGGTGCAGATCAGTGGGAAATTGTGGAGCTTCCGGCCATTTTGCCCTCGGGTAATGCCTGCTGGCCTGAATACTGGCCTTTGCAGGATCTGGAACGGGTCCGTGCTTCAATTCCTGTATACAAATGGAACGCGCAGTATCAGCAGCAGCCGACCAGCGACGAGACATCCATTCTAAAAAGAGAGTGGTGGAAAACATGGACCAAGGACCACGTGCCACAGCTACAGTATGTAATACAGAGTTACGACACCGCGTTTAGCAAGCGCGAGACTTCGGACTTTTCAGCCATTACCACGTGGGGCGTATTTTTTCCTGAAGAGGGGGGTCCCCCCAATTTAATTTTACTGAACAGCAAGAAGGGCCGTTGGGATTTTCCAGATCTAAAAGAAGTGGCCTTGGAGCATTATAAATTCTGGGAACCGGAAACGGTAATCATCGAAGCAAAAGCCAGTGGTCTTCCGTTAACACAGGAGTTAAGAAACGTGGGCATTCCGGTGGTCAACTTCACACCCAGCAAAGGTAATGATAAGCTCGCTCGGGTACATGCCATTTCACCCTTGTTTGAAAGTGGCATGGTATGGGCACCGGAAGAAAGCTGGGCGGAAGAACTCATGGAAGAATGTGCTGCTTTTCCTAACGGAGAATACGATGACTTGGTGGATAGCACGACGCAGGCGCTGATGCGGTATCGTCAGGGCAATTTTGTTCAACTACCCACGGATGACTGGGACGACGAGCCGAGCACCGTAAGACCAATGGCCTATTACGGCTGATAAAAACAGATGCCTATTGCACAATTTGCAAAATCTGGGGGTTTAGCCGGACTTCAGAAAAAGGGTCTTGAGGCTCCTCCTTCAGGCCACGTATTTCGCGAGC